TCCTCGTGTTCTCTAAGGATACCAATAGTAATATGATGTTTACCTATAAATGGTTCTAATGATCGCTCGAACATCATTTTACCTGTGTAATCAGTTAGTGTATATTTCGGCCGCATGTTTGGGAATCTAGTTGATAGACCCGCCGCTGGCATAATTATTTCCATAATATTTTCATCCAATCTTTGAGGAACTGTCTTTCATAAGTGTCAGGTTTGCTGTATCTATAAACCCTTAGTAACATCAATATCAATAAGTAATCGTTGTTTGCTAATGGATATTTGTTTAATATTTCAGTTTGAATATGTCTTATTTTAACATCAATCATGGCATTATCATACCTAGTAAACCATCCACATTCTAAATCTTGTCTTAATTTTGCAATATCGAAAACATAAGAATCATACTCAGTAGTTTGGCAATCAATCAATAAAAAATTACGTGTATCATTGTAAAGTATATTTTCTAAAGTTAAATCGCCGTGATAATTTGTTGACGGCAAAATTTTAGGTAATCGATCTAATAACTCTTGAGCTGTGAACGGAATGTCTGTAAAATCGATCTGACTTAATTTGTGAATATATACTTGTGTGTAATCTTTTTCTATAGGGCTCTCTGAAAACATTTCCAAACACTGTATTATAAATTGTAAAAGTTTTTCATAGTGATTTGTTTTTAGATAAGTTTTTACATCTAAACTATGCACATATTCTATATCAAGTTTGTTTTTAGAATATCCATAAATTATAGGCAATGGAAATCGATCTTGAAGTGCATACATTCTCTCAACATTTCTTTCAACATCGCCAACTTTTCGAACAAACAATCGATTGTGTTTCTTCATCAATAACACTTGAGTTCCGGAAAACCCGTGAAGCTCTTTGATTACTTGTGCCGCCATATTATTTGTATGCTACTACTCTACTGTCTATTGGACTTTTTTGATGTAGGTTAGGTTGAATTAACACTGTTGAAAATCCAGCTTCGATAAACAGTCGTCTCATACTTTCAGCACTATATCCCCACTTGTGTAACATAGTAGGGTCGGGATACCTAGCACTGTCACCATAAATTCCAGATATTGTTCGCTTAGTTAAACGCTTATCATGTGTCCAAAAACAGTCCGGATTATTTACAACCTCTTGACACATCTTTAATAAGTCAGGCCATTCCATTGCAATAAACCCACCTGTTTTGCAAATTCTATAGAATTCTTTAAACATAGGAGGAATGTGTTGCCTACTAATGTGTTCAATGACATGCACGGTTAAAATCTCATCGACAGTGTTATCTGCAATGGGAAATGGTTTAGTAATATCATGAATAGTTACGTCGGGATCATGGGCCATGTAGTCACCGTCAACATTTAGATAACCCTCCATTTTGACACTGCCGCATCCTAGATGCAACCGCACAGGCCCTGGAAAATCTTTTAACTTATCTGCCAATAGCATGTAATACCTCATCTATAAATTTCTTAGACAATACATGAGCCGAATAGTTTTCTTCTACATATTTTTGTCCAGCGGTGATCATTTTTAACACTTCGTTAGGATTAGCCAATGCCCATTTAATGCCTTCAATATAATCTCCTTGCCAGGTATACGGTGCAAATTCTTGATAGCTGTGTAAAGGCGTTGTGATAACAAATTTACCAGAAATAATGCTGTCAATTAATCGATTGGCACTTTTTGTATCAGTTCTAGGATTTTCTGTCTGCACCGGCATTAACACAATGTCCCAGTCTCTCAGTAATTCGCCTTGAAGATCCCACGACCATTCACGCATATCAATTTTATCAAAGTTAATTCCAGTAACCTGCCCCTTACTTTGTCTAGTCATCATTTTATTCAATACTCTATCAGTTTTAGCACTGATCATAGTATATTTGTAATTGCCTATTTCTCGTTCTAATCGTTGCCAAATTTCAACAAATGGAAAGAATTTAAAACTGCTTTGACTGCCGAACCACAATAATTTTACTGTGCCACTTGGTGCAAACTTAGGAGGAAGTTTGGGCCTTTCAAACGGGTCTGGCATGACAATGCTGTCTTTACCAGTGTGATGTTTAGTGCTAATACCCATGTTTATACTGTTAACTGACACTAGATCAGCTGTTTGACAACAAGGCTCGTATTCTTCTTTTTCTTCAAATTTATTATCACAAAGATCGTAGATAGTTTTTGCTCCTAGGTCTTTAGCACGTTGAATACTGTGGGGTTGACTGCGTTTAAGAAATACTACAATGGTGTTGCTGTCCACGTCTGCCCAGTCTGTGAGGATCTTACTGTCATATCCTTGTTCAGCTAATGCACGAGCAGTAACTTCACCTCTAAGGCGATGACTGGCACGTTTGCCTTTATATGCATCGCTGAAAAATCTAATTTTTAATCCGTCCATTTTAATATCCAATCCTTTTTAACCTGTCCTACAACCTTATATCCCCAACGTTCTAACATTCTTACTGAAGGAAGTTCGACCATGGCATCTTTATATTCGTGCTTTTGTTGTTCAATAGCAAGTATAGGTTTATTTCGTAAAATAGTCTGCTCGGCACCTGCAAGTATTTCTTCTTCAAACCCTTCAACATCAATTTTAATCATATCAATGTTATCAAAGTTAAAACTATCAAGTGTTTTTAGCGGAATACTTCCCTTACCAATAGAACTAGTATCAATATGGCTATGGCCAGTGTTACCTTCAACAATATTCATGTTGATAAAACTTTCTTCACGACCTAGCGCACAAGGATGCATGATATAGTTGGATTTTTTAACATTCCGCTCAAAACATTTACGAAATTCTTCCACAGGTTCAAAGGCAATTACCTGATCAAAATGTTCTACAAGTTCGCAACTCCACAGTCCAACATTAGCACCAATGTCTATACAAATTCTTCGAGGAGTTGACTCTGCTATTGCTAGTTCTCTAGCCCTCCACTGGTATCTTACTACACCATCATTCTTTAAACTCTTATCTAGCATTCTTGGAAAATGCGTATCGTAGTCTGGAAACCAGAATCCGTGAACTTGCTTCATTTAATCTTACTCCAATATTGTTCTGTGCGATTTACTCTTAAATCTTGACGCTTACTTTGACCATAAGTTTTTCTATCGCCTTTGAGATGGTCAAGGTATGCGCCCCACTCTGAATTGATTAAAGGATGACCTTCTCCTGTGATCAAATGACCACTCCAATCAAGTTCTCGTAGTTTGTGATTTTTACGAACTGCATCGAACACAAAACTATCATGCCATTCTCCTAGCCTAAAGATACCATTTTCTGCATCATCATAAAACATTTGGAAATCTTTTAAGAATTGTTGAGTAGGCTGACTTTGTAAATTCATGGCATACAGGCCACATTCACTAAATTTTCCTTTTCTTCCTAAAAAACACAAATCTTTATCTGCCGGACACAGTTTTAAAATAGTATCATAGTCAATATCGCTGTGACATACCATGTCAGCATCCATCCATAACAGCAAATCAGTGCCACTGGTTTTTGCACAATGAAAAATACTGTATACTTTGTGACTGAATCGCACTGCGTCCCATTTGAATGGTTTATGGCGATCTTTTCTTCCTGCTAAACGAGGAATACTAGAAATGTCACCATTGGCTTTGGGATCATTTTTCCATTTTTCTTTAAATGCTGCTAGTTCGGGTGATGCTTGCAGTAAATCTAAGACTATAAGATTTTCTGCGGTCTGTGTTACTTGACAATCTTCGGCATAGACAAATAATTTAACAGTTTTTGGCCACTTGGCTAAAAATGTATCAATCATCTTAGAGCCGTAATCGTCGTAACCTTTTTTATGAAATGTAGTAACTACTGAGATTGAGCGATTCATAGGTATCTTTAAAATAATATCGAATATTTAACTTAAAAATAAGGTTGACAAAAATATTAAGCAGTGTATAATAACAATATGACCAGCATTGACCATTTTTTAAAAGAATACACAACTACTCGAACATTGAAATCTATCAATCATCGAGATGACGAGATTTTAGCCAGTTTATCTAAACAAATGGCCGCAAACATATATGTTACAGAACGTCAAGCCGAGCTGGCATTAAAAATAATTGGAGAAAATATTAAACATTTCTATCAATTATCTGAAATTATAAAAAAACCCAACTGGAGTGAATCGTTTAGAGTTATACAACGTTTCAAATATCTACATCTTGTAAAAAATTCAAATCCTGACCGATTTTTTATAGAAATTGGATTTAATCATAACAAAACTTTCACTAAAAAATTAGACGAATTAAAAAATAAATTGACAACGCCCCTGGTGCGAACAAAAAATAATGTATGGCAAATTCCCTATTCAGAGTTAGATCTGTATCATTTAGTTGAACTTGTAAAATCACAAAATTTTGAAATTTCTCCTGAAATTTTAGAAGCACATCGAGAAATTTTTGAAATTTTTAAACAAGAAAATAAGGACAAAATTTACATTGACCAAGACGTTAGTGAAAATTTAAAAAATCGTGTTTTAGCTGAAGTAGGTAAAATTGATAAAAATAATATTTTACTGGAAGACCGAAAAATTGGCTTTCAGTATGAAATTTTTGACAGTTTTTTCCAGAAAAAATCAGAAAAAAATCTCATTGAAAAAATTGCTACTCGAACAAGCTCACAAATTTTCTTGGCATCTCAAAAACACGAGTTGGCTGAAATTATTTCTTCCTTACAAGAACTAAACAGATTTCCTATGCTGGTAATTTTTGACAGCAGCACTGAAAAATCTGAAAAAAATCTGAAAATTTTGAGAAATTCTTTAGTAGAAAATAATGTCAATGACGGCGTTGGTATTTACTTTCGACATGACAATGATCAGAATGGCAAACCATTCAACGAGCAAATCAGCCAATTTCAATACAATCAACCATTAAATAATAATACAGTCATTGCAGGCATTACTAACCTAAAAATTCCAAAATTTTTGTTAAAATTAAAGTGGCAACCTAAATCGGTATTAGTGTTGGCACAAGTGCTAGGTTCTAACAGAGTTAAACTGTTAACAGACTATTGTGATTTGGTAATTCATTATCAAGAAAAGAAACCGTTAAAAGAGGCAATAGAAGAAATTGTGTAAATTAATAATACGCGACGAAGTAAACATTAAATTAGAAGGCCTCAGTTTAGAAGTCAGGCGAAAACTAAGTAATGCCTTCAAATATGAAATTCCCTATGCAAGATACATGCCTAGGTATCGACTTGGCAGATGGGATGGCACTACAACCTTGTTTGGACTTGGCGGTAACGGCTATGTTAATCAATTAGAACGTGTATTAGAAATACTAGCAGACAGTGGTATAGATGTAGAAGAAGTTGAAGACCTGCGTGATCCAATACAAATATCATTTCCCAAGGTTCAAGAAGATTTTTGGGGTGACTTAACTTGGCCCAAAGGGCACGTCAAAGAAGGTGAGCCCATAAGACTGCGTGATTATCAATACGATGTCATTAACAGATTTTTAGAAAATCCTCAGGCTCTACAAGAAGTTGCAACAGGTGCTGGTAAAACTATTATCACAGCAACGCTGAGTAAAATATGTGAACAGTATGGGCGCACTGTTACTATCGTGCCTAATAAAAGTCTAGTAGAACAAACAGAAGAAGACTTTCGTAACTGCGGACTAGACGTTGGTGTATACTATGGCGATCGAAAAGAACTTGGAAAAACACACACAATTTGCACTTGGCAAAGTCTTAACATTCTAGATAAGAAAAGTAAAAATCAAGAGCACAACATACTTACATTAGCAGAATTTCTCAATGATGTGAAAACCGTAATTGTTGACGAAGTTCACATGGCCAAAGCCGATGTGCTGAAAAACTTACTTACACAAAACTTCTGTAACGCACCTATACGCTGGGGATTAACCGGAACTGTGCCTAAAGAAGATTTTGAAAGTCAAGCAATCTTTGCCAGCATTGGGCCAGTGATTAATTCTATCCAAGCACACGAGCTACAAGAAAAAGGTGTGCTATCAAACTGCCATGTTAACATTGTTCAACTTTTAGATTTGCCAGAAT